ACCATCCTTGCCATCAGAACCTCTCAGGCTTTCAAGCCACTCCGCTTCTGTGCCAATAAAGCCATTTGCAATGGCAATTTCATATGCAGATTTTCCGTCAGTTCCAGGAGCACCGTCAATGCCATCTTTACCGTCCTGTCCATTTGTTCCGTCAACTCCATCTTTTCCGGGCTGTCCGTCGGTACCGTCTTTTCCGTCTTTACCTCTCAGGCTTTCCAGCCACTCTGTTTCTGTTCCGGTAAATCCATGCTCTACAGCAATGATGTATGCGGATTTTCCATCAGTTCCAGGAGCACCGTCAATGCCATCTTTACCGTCCTGTCCATTTGTTCCGTCAGTTCCATCTTTTCCGTCAGAACCTTTCAGGCTTTCCAGCCACTCAGTTTCTGTACCAATAAAGCCATTCTCTACAGCAATCTCAAATGCCGACTTGCCGTCAGCTCCCTTTTCACTTATCTTTTGAAGCAACTGCTGATAAAGGTCGGGCGTTGGCGGTACATTGCTGCTCTCACCGTCAAAACCAGACGGTCTGATATGCAGCGTTTTCACAACCGTTGTTGCCCTGACAGTTTCCGATGATTCTGCATCATAACCGAAAAGAGACATTTTCACAGCACCAGCAGCGAGTTCTGCCGGCAGCACACAGCTTGTCTCATCAAAGCCAAGAACTCTGTTGTAGGTGAACTCGTCCTGAGTGAACTGTACCACCTTATGCAGCGGTTTCCAGCTGTTATCAAATACAAAGTGTATCTTTACAAAAGCAATCTGGTCAGCTGCAATGACCTCATGCTCCAGAGTTTCGATGTTTTGTCCCTTTACAAGAAATTTTATCATGCCTTCACTTCCTCCCAAGTTTCCGCATCTGCATCATATTCCATATATCCGTCCAGGCACTGAATCCTGACAAGCGGACTATCTACTGTACTGCTTGAATGACCGTCCCAGTTGGTGTTCTTTTTTACTGCACTCCATTCAGCAAGACTGCCCTCATAAGTGATTTGCGTGAGGCTTTCACAGTAGTTGAAACAGCCGCCGATAAGTTCTGTTGTGCTTTTGGTGATCGTGAAATTCTTCAGCTTGATACAGCGTACAAACATTCTGTCACCGATGACCTTACCGCTATATCGAACGGTTTCAAGCTTCTGACATTCTCCAAACGCCTGTTCACCGACTGTTGTCACAGATGCGGGAATGGTAAGGGATTTGATAGCTGTACCTGCAAAGGCAGACTTTGCTATCTCGGTCACTTTAGACGGAATTGTAATTTCAGTCAGTCCATAAAGATTCTGATGCACCAGATATTCATCAATGTGCGGTATGAAACTATTTCGCTTGATGGTTCTGAGCGTTGTCGGAAGAGTGGCTGTTTTCAGATTGTTGCAGTATTGGAAAGCATATTTACCAACCGTTGTGATGCCTTCTGAAACGACAACAGAAGTGATGTTATCATTTTCGCAGAACGGAGATTTGTTTCCGCTTGTTTCATATGCACCCATATAATCATACATTGCTCCCGTGCCTTTGAGAATCAACCTGCCGTCAGAGTAGAGAACGTAGTTGATATCAGCACCGCATTTGCCGACTGAAACCACATCTCCGGTCATTTCATCTACCTTTGTTGTCAGTTCTGACACCTGATTGGTTAGCTGAAGAATGGTTGAATTGTAATCATTTATCTGTGCTGTAATCTCCGAAAGCTGTGACATCATATCCGTGACCTTGCATTTTCCGAGAATACAGCGTACATATCCGCAGTAGGTTGTATTTTCCCTGTAATCCGTTATTTTAATTTCTGCTGCACCGGCATCAATCCTGACGGCACAAAGGGTGAGATATGTTTTGGTTTCTGTATCTTTGAATCTTGGAATTGACGGCGATGTGGCAGGTGTACCGGATAGAATTTCAAACTCTATCTTGCGATAGTTTTCACCTGTATTACAGCAGATACCTACTGATAAATATCTGCCCAGAGATTCATTCACATAGCCTGAAAGGTCGTAAGTATACGGCGTATCAGAAAGAAAGTAATGTCCGTTTATCCAAGCTTTGCCGCTGCCGATAGTCAGTTTTAGCTTGTTTGCTGTCAGCTTGAAACACTGACCGTAATTGTCCTGAATGCCGTTGCAGATGATACTGCCAAGATAGTCACAGAAATTCTCGGCAGTATATGTTCTGTCGAGATTCTTTGCGTTGAAAAATCCATATGAAAATGCCATAGTCATACCTCCTTGAATGTGGGTGTGAGATTTCTGCCGTTCTGGTCGAAGCTCTCAATCATACCGATCAGCTGTATTTTATTCTGCCGCAGACCAAATCTGCGGTGTTCCACTGTCACATAATCTCCCACGAAATAATCTACACCATATCGGAACTGTGCCTGCTGTACCGCAATCTGCGATTCAGAAACCACAAGGGGCTGCACCATGCTCTCCTTGCCTTTTTCCTGTAAAAGATTGATGTATTCATCATCGGGAATTGGTTTGGATGCGCCGTCTTCCTGTTCTTCGTCCGCCATATCCTTTGCGTCCACGTACACCTCATAGCGGTCAAGATGTTCCGGTTCATCGCCGTCACAATATGTGGTACGTTTTCTCTCTTCTCCTTCGCCCTTACCCAATATGTAGGCATAGTTTCTCTGCACAGAACTATCTGTGGAATAGGAAAATGAAAGCAGATTGTTATATCCGTCTGAGAAAACAATATGTGGGTTATCCTCTTGTAAGATACTTCTATCTGTACCCTCAGACAATTCAAGCAGCATTTCATACTGTTCATCGGTCGTCTTTACCAGTCGTATATTGGCAGTCCCACCGATTTTCTCGCAAATGGTGTATATCCATTTCATAAGGTTATCGTAGCTGATTTGCAGTTTGGTGTTCTGATTCCAGCAAGAGCCGGAAGAATCACCAATCGAAAGCCCCGGAATCTTTCTCGCACCTGTCCTGCAGGCGTTATACTGCACCACATTATTCACGATCTGTGCGTATGAAACTTTCTTTGTAAAGTTGAAAGTGGGATAAATGATTCTTCTCTCCAGCAGACACATTAAAAAGCGACCGCTCACAATGAGATAGTCGCCGTCTTCTGCATCTGTTTCCAGCTGTACCGATTCAATCAGTCCGTAGTGTTCTTTATCATCATCACGCCCCACAATTCTGCCTGTCCGGAAGATTTCAATATTTTTCGGAGATGCGGCAATGTACACTTCAAATACACCGCAGGCATAGTATTCAATATCCCACAGGAGAGAAGAAAAGCTGTCGCACACTGCCTCCAGAGTTATGGAGAGTTTGTCATCAGCCGGAATCATATTGTATATTTCAATCTGCATAAATCACACTCCCAAGTATGCATTGCGGTGTATCAGACGGACTTTCAGGCTTGACAGTCCCTCAGACGCACGGACATAAAACTTATTTTCTCCCTGCTTTAAGGTAAGCCAGGTGGAACCCGAAACAAGCCGATTGATGATATTTGTGGTAACGCCCTCACGCTCCAGTGTAACCGTCTTATTGCCAGTTTTCGTAGTTATGGTGATGATATCGCCGTCTTTGATATCGCCGAGAATCTGCATATATTCGTCCGTCAAAGCGTTGTAAATAGTTGGATTCTTTGCAGGACCTCCGCTGATTTCAAGGGTAAAGCCCACTTCATCACCGTCATTGACAATGGTCATGATGTTTTGTGTACTGTATTGACCGATTGGAAACGGTTCATCGTTATCGGGGAAAATGAAGTGAAAAGCGCCACGGATTTTGGAATATTCGGCAATCTGCGTTTCTGTGGAATACCAGTAAATATCGGGGCAGAGAATAGATATCTGCCCTTTGGTCAGCATTTCAAAGTTCTCCATTTCGCAGGTCTCCACAATACCCTCAGCATACACAGAGATGTTTTTTGTGGAGTAATATATTTTGATGTATCGTGATGGCTTGACCACCTGATACAGCTCATGCCTGCGTTTTTCAACATCAAAGCCACGCATTTCAAAGGGAATGACCACGTTTCGCTTTTCAATGAAAGCATTGTTGAGGTAGCTGCCGTCCATTCCGGCATAGCTTGATGTGCTGACTGTTCCGGCAGGCGGATTCAGCCCTTCAATCTTTGAGAACATGAACCTGTTTGCTGTTTTGGACAAGTCGATTTGCTGACCGGTTTCGTTTTCGAGGGTTAGGGTATAGAACATCTGGAATCACTCCTTTCTGTAAAAACATATTGACAGCCATCAATCTATATGTTATAATGTCATATAGATAATTACCAATATGAAAGAGGCGTACAAATGATGACAGACTGTAAAAATGTAGCTTCGGTTTTTAAAGCACTTGGTGATGAAAATAGGATCCGAATTCTTCAGATGCTTCATGGTGGAGAATTATGCGCCTGCAAGCTGTTGGAAACATTGAATATTACACAGCCTACGCTTTCACATCATATGAAAATACTGTGTGATAACGGAATTGTCAACGTAAGAAAAGAAGGAAAATGGTCCCACTACTCTTATTCAGATAACATTGATATTACTTTGATAAATATGATTTCATCTATTTTCACATCACAGGAGGATAAACAATGAATCAGATAAAAGAAATCTGCTTAAAAGAAAAAAGCAAAAACCCATATATGATATGGCGCAAACTCATAAAATTTTCAAACGTTCCTATGCACGGTCCCATTCATCATATAATAGATGGTGCTGCCTTCATGACCGCAATGTACAATGCGGGTGTAAAATTCAATCTTGACACAGCACTTGATGAACTTGCAAATCGTGGTTCTGATATGCCCGGAGCAACTTGCGGGAAATGGGGAATGTGTGGCTCTGCTTCATCTGTAGGTGCAGCACTTGCGATTATTCATGAAACAGGACCTCTTTCAAGCAATGAATATTACAAGCATAATTTACAACTTGTATCAAATGTTCTTTTGAAGGTTTCTGAAATCGGTGGTCCGAGATGCTGTAAAAGAAACGGATTTCTTGCGATTAAAACTGCTGCTGAGTTTGTTAGTAAAACATACGGCATTGATTTGGAATGTGATAATTTTTCATGTGATTTTTCAAATAAAAATGCTCAGTGTATTAAAACGAGATGCCCGTTTTACAGGAGGACTGAATGAAAAGAGTTGCTTTTATATGTGTTCACAACTCCTGCCGAAGTCAGATAGCAGAAGCTCTCGGTAATCATCTTGCAGGGGATGTTTTTGAAAGCTATTCTGCAGGTACAGAAACAAAACCGAAGATAAATCAAGATGCTGTACGCATTATGAAACAACTCTACGGAATTGATATGGAGAAAACACAATACTCGAAGCTGGTATCTGATATTCCCGAACCTGATATTGCCATATCAATGGGGTGCAATGTAGGTTGTCCGTTTATTGGCAGACCGTTTGATGACAACTGGGGGCTTGATGATCCGACAGGAAAATCTGATTCTGAATTTATTAAAGTCATACAAGAAATTGAAAAAAGAATTTTAGAGCTGAAAAGTGAATTAAACATATTTTAATTACACTTTCACCGCATTCTTCGTCTGTCTGTAAATCTCCAGCCGTGACAGTGCTTTCGGACTATTATTGGTCTGATTCACTGTCCGGCTGTTGTCGTTATTGTAGTAGTTGTTGACCACAGAACTTTCAGTCCCGCCGTTCATGATAGCACCTGTCATGCCGTCAAGTTTGTAGCTAAGGTCGGAATTCAGTGCAATCTTCATCGTGTCCGCCACACCGGATACTGCCTTTGCCACGACCTTTTTGCTTTTGATAATGCCGTCTGCCAAGCCCTGCATAAAGTCCGGCATCCAGCTTTCGTATTCCGTCAGCGGACCTACGTCCGGTACAGAGAAGTGCAGATAGCTTCTGATGGTATCCGCCACATCTGTACAGGCATCGGAAATCCAGTTAATACAGCTTTTGATACCGTCAACAATGCCGCTGATGATATCCGAACCCCAGCTGAATGCATCACTCGCCAGTCCCTTTACAAAATTTACCGCCTTATCAAATCCGCCCTTAATGGTATCGTAAATACCGCCGATTGTACTGGAAATCGCTGATTTTACGCTGTTCCAGATGCTTGTCACCGTAGAACGAATGGTATTCATCACCGATGAAATCGTAGAAGAAATGCTGTTCCAAACGGAAGAAATCGTATTTCTGATTCCATTTACGACACCTGAAATCGCACCGCTGATGGCGTTCCAGATGGAGGAAATTACCGATTTGATGGTGTTCATCACGTTTGAAATAAAGCCTGAAATTGCATTCCATACTGTGGTGATGATATTTGAAATCGTACTCAGCACCGTGGAAATTGCAGTACTGATTGCATTCCATATGGTTTCAAAGAATGACTTAATGCCCTCAAGCAAAGGCGTGATAAACTCCACAATGGCATTCCATATGGTCTGTATATTCTCGGAAATCCAGTCCATCACATTGCTGATAATGATATGTATTGCCTGGAAAATGGTTTCAAACAGATATTTCAAAGCCTCCAAAAGCGGAGAAATGAACTCATATATCGTATTCCATATGCTTGAAATGGTATTGTAGATTGTGGTGCATACCGTAGAAATGACCGTCCATATGGCATTGAAAATCGTGGAGAAGAAATCGTGAATGCTTGTCAGGATTCCTGCGAAAAAGTCATAAACAGCCGTAAAAATAGAAACTGCTGTATCATGAATAGCAGTTACAATACCCGTAAAGAAGGAAGAAATCGCATTCCAGGTGTTTACGAAGAAATCTGCGATTGATTGGAAAAAGGAACAAATACTTTCCCATATACCAATAAAGAAATCCTTGATTGCTGTCCAGACCTCGTCCCATGAAGTACCGAACCAACCAAGGAATACATCTAACACACCGGTCAGCGTGTTCAGAATATTGCTGAGTGAGTTTACAATGAAATCCCATATGCCTGTAAAGAGGTCTTTTATGCCATTCCAGCACTGATCCCAGTTTCCGGTAAACAGACCGATGAAAATGTCGAGAATACTTAAAATGGTGTCGGTGACGAAAGAGAAAATATCTGCAATGTGCTGAAATACGCCCTCAAACAGCGGGGCAAGAACTTCACAAAGTCCATTCCATACAGCTTTTACAAGTTCGCCGAAGTTCTCAAAATCAAAGCCGAGCGCATTGATTCGGTCGACGATACCGGAAGTAAGTCTTTCAAATGTAGATTTTATCTGTTCCCAAATGGAGAGAATGCTGTTTTTGAAATCCTCATTGGTATTCCACAGATTTACAAAAGCAGCGACCAGTACAGCAATGATTGCAATCACAGCCACCACCGGTGCAGAAATACCGCCAATGGCAGCTCCAAGAGTGGAAAATGCTGTCTTTGCACCTGCAATCATAGTCGGAACTTTGCTGATAAAGGTCATCAGACTTCCCACCGAGGATATGACTTTGCCGATTACCACCAATAAAGGACCCATTGCCGCAGCAACGAGAGCAACTTTCACAATCGTCTCCTTTGTGGCAGGGTCCATGGCGTTGAGTTTATCAATAAATTCCTGAATTTTCGTTACGATTGATCTGATGACAGGCATCAGAATTTCTCCAAAAGAAATAGCCAGTTCTTCCAGCTGTGATTTTAAGATAGTCAGCTGACCGCCAAGGTTGTCCTGCATGGTTTCCGCCATAGAAAGTGATGTGCCGTCACAGTTTTCAATCGCAGAGGACAGCTTCTCCACGTCCTGGGGCGCGGCATTCATCAAAGCAAGGAAACCCGACATGGCGTTCTTGCCCACAAGAGCCTGTGCTGCACTTGCTTTTTCAGATTCTGACATCTGGTCAAATGCTACACGGCAGTCCGCAAGAATATCGGAAAGGTCACGCATGGAGCCATCAGCGTTGCTGGTTGCAATCTCCATTTCACCAAAAGAAGAGGAACAGAACTTGACCTCTCCCGACAATGCGGTCATAATAGAACGCATGGAAGTACCGGACTGTGTGGACTTGATGCCTGCGTTTGCCATTAAGCCTAATGCCTCGGCTGTATCTTCACAGGAAAATCCCAAAGCACCTGCAATCGGAGCACAGTACTTGAAGGATTCACCGAGCATAGATACATTGGTATTGGCATTGGAACTTGCGGACGCTAAGACATCGGCAAAATGACCGCTGTCAGCAGCGGATAAGCCAAAGGCAGTTAATGCATCAGTTACAATATCCGATGTGGTTGCCAAATCCTCGCCACTTGCAGCCGCAAGGTTCATGATACCGTCAATACCGGAAAGCATATCGCCGGTTTTCCAGCCTGCCATAGCCATATAGTTCATAGCTTCAGCGGCTTCTGATGCTGAAAACTTTGTTTTAGAACCCATTTCACGAGCCTTGTCACGAAGCTTATCCAGGTCATCACCGGTTGCACCGGATACAGCGGCAACCTTGGACATTGCAGAATCAAAGTCAGAGGCTGTCTTGACTGCTGCAGTACCTGCGGCGGCAAGTGGGGCAGTAACATGAGTGGTTAGTTTTCCTCCCACATCAGAAATCTTGTCCCCGACACTCTGGAGAACCTCTCCGGCTTCACCGATTTGTTTCAAAGAGTCCGATGCTTTTCCGGCTTCGGTTTCGAGATTGCGGAGTTCCTGTTCCGTTTCGATAATCTCACGCTGCAGTGCGTCATACTGTTCCTGAGAGATTTCACCATTGGCAAGCGCGGTATTGGCTTGTTCTGCGGCAGTTTTCAGCGTTGTCAGTTTCTCCTTGGTGACAGAAATACTGTCAGCAAGCAGCTTTTGTTTCTGAGAAAGCAGCTCTGTATTCTTCGGGTCAAGCTTCAGAAGCTTTTCCACGTCCTTCAGCTGCGTCTGAGTACTTTTGATGTTCTTGTTGACACTTTCCAGAGCCTTACTTAGCTTAGTGGTATCACCGCCGATTTCAACTGTAATGCCTTTGATTCTGTTTGCCATGTGGTTTCACCTCACTTTTTTAAATTTTTTTTGAAGCCTATTGACTTTTTTGCTTTTATGACATATAATATATCCAGAGGGTGTATCTCAGCCCAAAATGAGAGATTTATTAAGTGAGTTTCTCTTGACTCTATACAAGAAAGTTAAAAGTGAGCGTTTCGCAGCTCTGAATGCGACATTTAACAGCGAGGGAAAGTTCAACTTGCCCTCGCTTGTTTTATAGGAGGAGTATGGATAATATAAAATTCTATGAAGTAAATCCAAAGTATATTGATTACTTGCTTCCATATGCACCACATTTGTTTCATAATAAAAAGCCAGGACAACAAAATGAAAGAAAATATATCGGTGTTGTGCTTTCAATAAATGGATTTGATTATTTTGCACCGCTTTCTTCATTCAAAGAAAAGCATAAATCAATGAAGGAAAGCATTGATTTTATTAAAGTTAAAAACTATTGTGTGATAAACATAAATAATATGTTTCCTGTTCCGAATAGTGAGTGTACATATGTAGATATTAATTTGCAGAGAAACCTCAAGTATAAGTCCTTGTTGTTAGCCGAATACAGGGTAATAAAGTCCATACAGGATAAAATTCGCAAAAATGCTAACACACTTTATTTCTTGAAAAAACGTGATGGTAATTCTACGCCTCTTTCAAAGAGATGCAATGATTTTGAAAGGCTTGAAATTGTTTGCACAGAATATATCAAAAATTTAAAATGAATCAAAATCCGCCTGTGAAGCCATTTCATTCCAGCCATCGTAGTCATCATTTTCACGTTCCGTGAACATATCGTTTATCAGTCCAATCGTAAGCAAATCCAGCTCGGTCATAGAAAGACCGAGCTGTTTGCATCTTAACAGGAATAATGGCGTTGTCATCGGTCGGTCAGTCGGGCGATGTTTTTTTTAGATTCAATCTGCGTTGCTGTATTTAACCCCCACAGTTCAATCAACTGTGGCAGGATCTCATAAATACTGAAGGTGTTGAACTGTTCCAGAAAATCATCAGGACTGTCGGGAACGTTTTCAGGGTCAGCGTGTTTTGCCATGATGTAGGCGATGTTCTCGAAAACCTCAAGGCTTTCGATATCAAGTTCGCTCTTGTTCTCATCGCCCTCTTCCACATCCGTTTTCAGCGATGCAAAGTCCTTGTAAATATCCCTGCGGAACTTCAGACGATAAAGGCGAGGCACAGCAGCACTTGCCTTAAATGGCACTTCCATACCGTCAATGGTAATATTCTTTTTGATAGACATAGATATACCTCCTTATGAAGTCGTAGTGGTTGTAGTAGTTGTGGATGTTTTTGTATTCGGGCTGTACGGCATCTTGAACCAGTTGTTGTAAACTGTATCTGACGTGCTTTCGGTTGTCTTGGACTTTACAAGACCTGTGGGCAAAGGAGTAGCTTTCAGCGACAGCTTTTCCGTCTTAACTTCTGTGCTTTCCTCTGTAGTTGCAGATTCTGTTGTAGGACGTGAAGCCGAGCAGCAGTACATCACGTGTCTGATGTGGTGCTTGTCTCCAAGAAACTCAAACATCAATGCAAACTGTGCAAGTTCTGTATCATTTCTTTCCACAAGAACACCGTTGTTATCGAGAATTTCTCCTAAGATTTCCGTTGCAAATTCGGTTGTGATAAGGGCAATTTCAAGGTCACCGGTGTAGCCGGCGTTGTTGTTAATCACGTAATATACACCGTTATCCGCATGAAAATTTTCGGCCTCGCCGTTTGCATCAATAGAAAGCGATACGGCACCCGGCAGATGCTTTGACTCTCCATATGCAGGAACGGTCTTGTTGCCGTCCGGGTCTTCACCCCATTCATTGATTTTCGCCCAGTAGACATTCTGCAAACCGAATTTAACTTTGTTCTTCTTGTTTGCCATAAGTTATACCTCCGTTTCGTAAAGTACTTCATAGAGTTTTTCGGACTCTATCCATACTTCTGATTTTGTATAGTAGATTTTATGACGTTTCAGAACCTGTTCTATCTGATTTTCCAGTTCAGGATTCTTAACGTCTGTATATAGTTCAATATCCAGCTGTTTAAAGCTGAAATACATCTGATTATCCGCAGAAAATGTATTCTCTCCGGGAGATAAAAACAGTAAAAAAGGAGGCTTGGGACTCTCGCCCTCAGCAAAATGGTGGTAAGCAAAAGGCAGCTCCATTTCTTCCATCATTTCTGCGATTTGTTCGTAGGTCATTTGAGTGCCTCCTCGATCAGTTTTTCAAACAGCTGCACACCGCTTTCTTCTGCGGGGGATATATGTGGTTTTCCTGCC